TGATATAAAATGGGAGTATCTTGGAGAAATGATGGATCCAAGAGTAAACAGAATAACCTATGAGGAGGTTATTAATGGAGGCGATAATGCAACATCTGGAGACCCTTTACACACAAAAGAAGGGACTGGATCTTCAATGGGAGCAGGAGCATCTTAAACAGGGTAGATATACTCTGGATATGGTTAAGATCGACAGAAAAGTCAGAGAAGTAATTAGCCAGATCAAACTAGCAGAAGCAGAAAAAGCTAATGCACAAAACAAAATAGACGATGCTGCTCCTCAAGTTTCTGTAGCTACTTAATAAAAAGCTACATCGTTGAATAAATTCAATTCACACTACAGGCTCTCTTGCGCTCTAATAAAAACTAGTATATAGTTTTGTTACTATACAATTAATTAGAACGTAAACGAGTATAGTCGACGGCCTAGAGATTACGTTCGGAAACTAGGAGGATATAATTATGGCAAATACTACATTTTCGGGACCGGTCCGATCGGAAGCGGGATTCCAACATGTAACAAAAAATGCAACAACAGGTGCATTTACAACTAACCACTTAAACGTTAAGTTTGATTTTGTTGGTATGACTCATGCTGCAGTTTCTGCAGGTTCAGGAGTTTCTTTACCAGCAGACCAAGTTAGCACGGTAAACTTTACAGGAGCAGCAGCTTGTTCTATGAATTTACCAGCAGCTACAGTAGGAACAAGAGTAGCTTACGTTCAAAGAGTTGACACAACTGGAGGCACTAACACATTAACTATCAATGCAGATGGAACAGATGCATGGGTTACAGGTAGTTTAATTGAAACTAGAGCAGCTGATAACGTATCTTACGATACATCAACAGCAGGCGAAGGTCAGTTAGTTTTCACTGCAGCTAACGCAACTACAAACTTTTTTACAATAGGAAGTATTTTATACTTTTCTTGCACAACAAAAGGTTTGTGGCATGTAGGTCTTGACTCAGCTAAAGATCCTTTAGCAGTTAAAGGCGCGTTTGCTTGGGCAGCGTAATAATTAAATTAACTCGGGGCGCCTGGTAATGCAGGCGTCCTTTAAAAGGAGGACAACACATGGCAGACACAGTATTAAATACAACTGTATTTGACGGAGCAAAAAAACTAATCACACACTATAATGTGGTTTCAGATGGAACAGGTGGCACAACTACAATAGTTGATGTTTCTGCTTTAAATTCAAACAATGGTAAAACTTGTAAAACTGTAAGACTTAATAAAGTTAGTTTTAACGTTTCTGTGACAGCACCAGCTGATGCAATTAGAATGGTGTGGGGTGGATCAGATGTAGTATTTCAAACTTTAGCAGGTGAAATGGAATACGATTATTCATTTTTTGGTGGTTTAAAAAATAATGAAGCTAGCAGTTACACAGGAGATGTAAATCTTACTTTACCAGCTTGCACATCAGGAGACACTGGAACAGTCGTTTGTGAATGGATTAAAGTTTACGAATCGTAGGAGTTTAAATGGCTAATACTACTTCGGGAACAGCAACGTTCGATAAAACTTTTGCTATTGATGAAATAGTAGAAGACGCTTTTGAACGTATTGGATTGCAAAATGTTGCAGGTTATCAACTTAAATCTGCAAGACGATCTCTTAATATTCTGTTTCAAGAATGGGGTAATAGAGGTATTCACTATTGGGAAATAGCAGATCTCAACATTGATTTAATTGAGGGTCAATCAGATTATGATTTTTTTAGATCAAGTGATGATGGTACAAGTGCTGTTTCTACACCAGCAAATGTTTATGGAATATCTGATGTTCTTGAAGCACAATTAAGATCAAATAGAACTCAAACAACACAATCAGATTCACCGATGACTAAAGTAGATAGATCTACTTATGCAGGTTTTTCTAACAAATTATCAAAAGGCACACCTAATCAATATTGGGTGGAGAGATTTATTGATAAAGTTAGAATACATGTTTACCCAACACCAGATTCTACAAATGCATCTAAAGATATGCATATTTATTATATAAAAAGAATTCAAGATGTGGGTGATTACACTAATGCAACCGATGTTCCATTTAGATTTGTACCATGCATGATATCTGGATTGGCATATTATTTGTCACAAAAATATCAACCACAACTTATACAAGCTACAAAATTAGCTTATGAAGATGAATTAGCTAGAGCATTAGCAGAAGATGGTTCAGCTTCAAGCACATACATAACACCAAAAGCATATTACCCAGGAGCATAATGGCAAAATACGCAACAGGAAAATACGCAAGAGCGATATCAGATAGATCAGGTATGGAGTTTCCATATAAAGAAATGGTTAGAGAGTGGAATGGTGCGTTTGTACACGTATCTGAATTTGAACCAAAGCAACCACAATTAGAACCAAAACCTATGAATGGTGATTCTATATCTTTGCGTAATGTTAGACCCGACAGAACAGAAACTGCTGTACCTAATATTTTACCTTTGAATGCTTTTACAACAACTTCTGGATCAACTACGATATCTGTAAATGAACCGGATCATGGTAGATCAACTTCAGATACTGTTAGATTTAGAGATGCATTAAATGTTGGTGGAGTTGCAGCAGCAACAATAAATAGTTCAAGTGGATATACAATAACTAAGGTAGACGATAATAATTATACCTTTGCAACTAGTACAACATCGAGTATAAGTGAATCAGGAGGAGGCGGATCTGCATCAGCAGGACCCGTAACGGTAAGCTCATGATAAGTAAAATTTGGAATTGGATAAAAAATAAATTTACACCCGAAAAACAAGAACCTCATATAATGTTATATGATCCACAACCTTGTAAAGGTCACAGAAGATTTAGAAATAATTGTGAAGAGTGTAGAAAGGTTTCAGGATAATGCCAGGATTAACCGCATCAGGATTAAAAACACAAATAAAAAGTTATACTGAAACAGACTCAAATGTTTTAACAGATGCTGTTTTAGAAAATATAATTTTAAACGCACAATATAGAATTTTTAGAGATGTGCCCATCGATGCAGATAGAAAACAACAATTAGGTAATTTTGTTGCTGGACAAGAATCTATAAATGCACCAGCAGGATGTTTGTTTATTAGAGGTATACAAGTTTATGATACAAATGGATCAGCTATTACAGGAGCTAATAGATGGTTAGAAAAGAAGGATGTTACCTATCTTCAAGAATATCAAGATATAACAGGAACTTCTGCAGCCCAAGGTCAACCTAAATATTATGCTATGTTTGGTGGTGCAACTGGTAATACAGATACTACATCAGGTAGAATATTTGTAGCTCCTACACCAAATACTACATATAGATTTAGAGTGCATTTTAATAAAATGCCTAATCTTTTAGAAAATGATGACTCTAATTATATTAGTCTTAATTTTCCAAATGGGCTTTTATATTGTTGTTTATCAGAGGCGTATGGGTATCTAAAAGGCCCGATAGACATGTTGACTTTGTATGAAAATAAATATAAACAAGAGGTACAGAAGTTTGCTAATGAGCAAGTTGGTCGAAGACGAAGAGATGACTACACTGATGGTGCTGTTCGAATTCCAATAAATTCAGCAAACCCGTAGGAGAATAAATTATGGCAATAACATCGGCAATATGTTCAAGTTTTAAACAAGAACTTTTACAAGGTAAACACAGTTTTGAATCTTCAGGTGGTCACACTTTTAAAATTGCATTATTTGATAGTTCTGCAACTTTAGGTGCTTCTACGACAGATTATTCAACATCAGAAGAAATTACAAATACATCAGGAACTGCATATACTGCGGGTGGTGCAACGCTAACTAATAGTGGAGTTGGTTTAACAAGCACAACTGCATTTACAGATTTTGGTGATGTAACATATACTTCAGCTTCTTTCACTGCAAACGGTGCATTGATTTATAACACAACAACAGATGGTGGCTCAGGCACAACCGATGCTGTTTGTGCAATTGCATTCGGTGGTGATAAAACAGCGAGTAACGGAACTTTTAAAATAGAGTTTCCTGCAAACAACGCTACAGCAGCAATCATCAGACTAGCATAGGAGGCCGACCATGTCGGTATCTTCAGGATGGGGCCGGTTAACCTGGGACCAATCACAATGGGGTGGATCAACTGTTTTAGGTGCAGGTTGGGGTGCTCAAACTTGGAATCATGGTTCTTGGAATGATCTTAATGATGTAACAATTAGTGTTACAGGTTTTCAAATAGAAACAGATTTAGGTATAGAGGGTTGGGGCAACAACGCTTATGGCCGTGGTGCTTGGGGAGAGTTTGCTCCTAATGTTGAAGAGGGAGTAGAGTTTGAAATAACTGGAGTATCTTTTTCTGCATCTGTTGGTTCATTTGAATCAATTGAAGGTTCCGCACTTATAGAACCAACTGGATTATCAGCTACACCTAGTGTAGGTTCTTTTGAATCTATTGAAGGTGATGCAAATTTTGAATTAACAGGTATTTCTGCATCTTTTGCATTAGGTGTTCCTGTTGTTGCTGATCAAGTTGTAGGTTTAACTGGTTTAGATTTAACTTTAAGTCAAGGAACAGTTACATTACCAAACGCAACTGCTATATTATCTGGACTATCATTTACTGCAAGTCAAGGAACTGCGATAGCATTTTCTGATAACCAAGCAGATTTAGTTGGTTTATCTATTACATCTACTTTAGGAACAGCGATTGCACCAAACAATGCAGCAATTTTATCTGGATTAGATTTAACATTATCTCAAGGATTTGTAGCACAAGAAGGTGACGCATTAATTCAACCGACAGCTCAAACATTAACAGCTAGTGTTGGTTCAATAGATCCTAATGATATGTCATTAGGCTTAACTGGAATATCAGCTTCATTTAATATTGGATCTGTAACTATACCAGATATTGTAGTGGGATTTGATGGTTTATCAGCTTCGTTTAATATTGGAGCTGTAGATATTTTTGCTTATGGAGATGTTGACCCAGGTGCAAATATATCATATAGTAATGTTTCAACGGGTTCGAACGATACATATTCGGATGTTGCAACTGGATCAAATACAAGTTATAACGATGTAGCAGCGTAGGAGAATTTTTTATGGCATCAACATACACACCTTTAGGTGTAGAACTTCAAGCAACTGGTGAAAATGCCGGTACATGGGGAACAAAAACTAATACTAATTTACAAATCATCGAGCAGATAGCCGGTGGTTTTACACAACAAGCAGTAACTGATGGTGCAGATACAGACCTTTCTGTTAGTGATGGATCAACTGGTGCAACTCTTGCACACAGAGTTATAGAATTTACAGGATCTCTTACAGCATCAAGAAACGTTACAATACCTTTAGATGTTCAAAACTTTTATATTTTAAAAAATGCAACATCTGGTTCTCAAAACGTAGTATTTAAATATGATACTGGTACAGGAACTAGTGTTACCATATCAAATGGAAAAACAGTTATTGCTTATGCAAGAGCAGATGACGGAACTAATCCAAACATTACAGAAGTTACTTTAGGAGCTGATGTTGTTGATGATACTTCACCACAATTAGGTGGTAACTTAGACACTAACTCTTTCATGATAGATTTTGATGATGCTCATGGTCTTAGAGATGAAAATGGAAATGAACAATTAATTTTTGAAACAACTGGCTCTGCAGTAAACCATATTGATATTACAAATGCAGCAACAGGTGCTGGTGCACAGATTGGTGCAGTTGGAGATGATTCAAACCTTAACTTACGTTTAAGACCAAAAGGAACTGGTGTTATTGAAGCAATGGGTGCTGATAATCCAGGTTCAATTCAACTCAACTGTGAAAATAATTCGCATGGAATTAAACTTACGTC